GTTGCAGAAGGTCGATACACACTTACTGAAGTAGACAAACAAATACTTGAAACAGATATCGGTGAGTTTGAAGTGTATGAGGGAGAGATTGTCCCACTTGATTGTCCAATGATAATGGAAGAAAAAGATGTTGAACTGAACAAACCTAAAGTGGGTGGTTCAAAGAAATACTATGTATATGTTAAAGACCCATCAACAGGTAATATCAAAAAAGTTTCTTGGGGAGACACAACAGGTCTCAAAGTTAAAATAAGTGACCCCGAAGCACGAAAGAGTTTTGCAGCTCGTCACAAATGTGACCAACAGAAGGATAAAACAAAAGCATCCTACTGGGCATGTAGACTTCCTTATTATGCTAAGCAATTAGGACTATCGGGTGGTGGGAGCTTTTACTGGTGATATATTATGAAAAAAACAACACAAAGAAGAGAATTAGTTCACGAATACTGGAACGGTAGTCGAAGAGCTCACGTAGTCTACGATTCAAATAAGGGTTGGGAAGTAGAAATGTTTAAGGATGATGGATGGATGGCATTAGTTCCACTACATAATCATTCAGAATCCTATGCAGAATCAGCTGCAGAAAATTGGGTAGAAGGAGTCTATCCCATAGATTCAAAACATCTACAAATAAAAAATGACCCAACTAATCCTAATAGTGTAGGATATTATGGATACAATCAAAAAACAGACAACTTTGACCCCGAAGTCGATGACTAAACCATATACAGAAACAATACAAGAAAAATACGGGACAAATGAACGATATATAATTAGAAGTTTTTCTAAAGATGTCGAAGAAACCGAACTGATTTGGCACCGTGACCACAATACTAGGAAAATACATGTTCTCCAAAGCAGTGGTTGGAAGTTGCAGATAGATGATTCTTTACCACTAGAATTAAAGGTTGGTAATGAATACATTATTACACAGGGGGAATATCATCGTTTGTTAAAAGGAACAGACGACTTGATTATTCGTATACAAGAGAGATAATGGATAATTAAATATTATAAATAATACTACTATGAGTTATAAATCAGAAAACTGGAAAGAAAAGTTAGAAGAAGTAAGACAATTCGTTCAGAGAAAAGAAGGTTCTGTTGAAAAAACAGCAGAAGAAATCATTAACGAAGAAATCGAAGAACTTCTACACGAAATCGAACCCGATGATTCTTTTATTGAAGAAGAAGTCATCCTCGAAGCATCTGCTGGTGAGATGATTGATAAATTATTCAATCTAAAAGGTGATAAAGATGCAGGTTATGGTGTTGCAAAAATGTTAAACATGACTGGTGTAAAGGTCATTCAATCAATGCAGAAACAAAATCCTCAAGGATTCTTAAATACTGTAAGAGCATTAGGTAAAGACAATAAAATCAAACTTGCAACAAACAATCAGTTAATGAAAATGTTCAAAGATGCAGGTGTAACACCCCTAAAAGATGAAGTCGAAGAAACTCCAGTAAAAGAAACAGTAGAAAAGACAACCGAAAAACTCGTAGAAAGAAACATGTTAGGTCGTCTTGCAAAACAACTAAGATTAAACGAAGAAGGTAAACAAAAAATGTTTGACTACTTTGAAAAAGGGGAATTATAACAATGAGTATAAAAGATTTACCACAAGGTTTAGTTGATTCAGTAGCTAAAATCTACAAAGAGACAACAGAATACCAAAAGTTTTTTCAGTCTGCACTGAAAAAGTTTGGTGTAACATCACCTAAAGAATTGTCAGGAGACAAAGAAAAAGAGTTCTACGACTATGTCGATAAGAACTGGAAAGGGGAAAAGGAAACAGACTAATGAATATCTTTCAAGAAGCAAAACAAGTATTAGACAAAGACGGTAAAGTGAATCCACTTGGCCCATACGGTAAGTCAAAACTTACTGGGTCTGAGGTTGCTTCTTATTTTAGAAAACATCCTGTCAGAGACCCTCAAGTTAAAAAGGCAGTAGAGGTTGCATTAGACTTAGAAGGTGCATTTGATGTTGCAATGAAAGCAATCAAAAACTTCTACGGAGACAAGATTCTAAAGTCAAAAGAAGTGCAAACTGCACTTAGATTTGCAAACGAAGAAGTAGAAGTAATCGGTGAAAACTACAGAACACTTGCACAAAAAGGAATGGGAACAGAGTCCGAAAAGGATGCAAGGGTTGGTCTTGAGTTAGACTTTTATGATTCACAGGGTAACAAACAATTTGGTAAGATTGTAAAGAAAGATAGAAAAGGTTACACTGTTAAAGATGAGAAAGGGAAAACCCACACTTTTATGTTCCTAGACAGACAAAAGGCAAAGAAACTTTTAACAAAGGAAGACACACAACTTGGTGAAGCAATGAAAATAAAAGATATCTTCAGGAAACACAAAAGAGAAATTACAAAAGCATACAAAACGGGTGATTTATCATTCTCATCATCTGCTGGTAAGAAAGCAGAAGACGATTTAATGCAGTGGGCAATGAACAATGGTGAAGTCAAGAGTGATGACCCCGATGACTTTTTTGACTGGTTGTCTCGTGACCTTGAAGATATAGTTAAAGGTAAAATCAGAGAAGCAGTATCACCTGCTCAACAAGCTGCAATCGCAATTGCAAAGAAAGAGAAAGAAGAGAAGAACGAATCAGTATTCAACTCTTATAGAAGAATGGTTGAAATGTGGTTAGACGAAGAAGTTGCAAACATCACAGTTGACCCTAAAAACAGAATACCAACACCTGCTGGTCAAAACAAACACTCATTAGAAATTGTAAAACAAGCAAGAAGATTTGGTATCAAAGCATCACAATTAGGTAAACACATAAGAATTAAAGGTAATAAGAAGGCAGTTAATGACTTCTTAAGAATGGTTATCGGTAGGTCATCATATGGTGACCCAACAGAAAAGGACACATCAACACCTCAGATTGACAAGATGTTGACTAAAGGTTTGAAGTAATGTCTAAAGACTTGTTCGAAACATACAGAGATATGCATCAACTAGATGAGAAACTAGGATTTAATGGTTCGTATCAAAGAAAAAGTAAGTATGATGGTAAAGAGTTTGATAGAAATAAAGAAATCAAACAAATTGCAAAAATCAAAAAGACATTAGAACAAGCAGATAAACTACATTCAGACTTGCAGTATCCTAACGTAGTGGATACAGTCTCAAAAGTTTGGGATAAGATAAACGATGCATACATAGGTCTTATTAACTATGAAGAACAAGTTAAGAAGGGTGAGTATGACGGAGAAATCGACACAGATTCGTAATATGGATAGAGTAGACGCAAGATACAAATTGTTTAAAGAGAAACTTAAGAAATTAGGTTATATCAAACAAGAGACTGCTAAAGTCAGAAAGGTAATGGAAAAAGTTGCCGACTTTGGTATGATGTCTGATGCTGGTAATAAAAAGATTGCACGTGCAGTTGCACAAGCAAAAGACGAGAAAGATTTGAGAGCTAGACTTGCAAGTATATCAACAATGGCAGGTGGAAAATATTCCGAAGCTCAAGAGGATGAAGTTATATCTAGAGCTATAGATGCACTTGCATCAACAGCTAGAGGAACTCAACTTCGACCTGATGCAAATGTTCTAATGCAGTTAAAATCTATGGAAGATACAGGTAGAGACACAGAAGTTAGAACAGATGATATGAAAAAGACAAAGGTCAAAGCTGCAGATGCAGTTAAAGTAAAAGATGCATTATTGTCTGTTAAGGCACCTATTCGTGATAAATACCTTAGACTTTTACAGAAAGATGCAAATTCTTTCAAAAAAACTTTTAATGCTATATTAAAGGTTGTAAACTAAATTTAGGAGAAGAAAAATGGCACTATGGGGATTACTAGACAACGAAGCATCAAAACCAAAATGGTTAACAGATGCTGAAAAAGTTGAATGTTATGGTGTTGATACTGCTGAAGTAACTGCAAATGCAGACAACGGTGTTGTGTCAGAGGGATGGTTACAAAGAACTGTAGTCGGTTCTAGAACAAGATGGGAAACATTGGTTGCAATGTCTTCAGGTTCTATGGGCGGTGACGTTGCAGACTATGATGACGATTCTGATTCAGGCACACCTGATGTTGATGACGATTCAGTATTAGCTGACAGTTAAGAATGGCTTGGGTAACCGTAGCTGGTTCCAACAGTATTTGGGAATATGATAACGCTGCATCAGCAGTTGACACATATAGAGATACGCCTGGAACAATATCTGCTGGGGTTAGAACATATACTTCTCCATTTACTGGTCTCGAAAAGAAAACCTATATTAAGTGTAGGAAGACTGGAGAGACCATTGTAAGGGGAGAGATAAATAAAGATTATTACGATAATCTTATACCATAAGGAAAATAATGAAAAAGTTTAAAGAATTTTTTAAAGAAAATGTAGGAGTGTTCCAAACTTCAGGTTTATCATCTGAACATATCCCACATGATATAGATGACCCACAAGTTGTTTCAGCAGTAAATGCTGTTCTAGGACACGCTGCTACCTCAGAATTCTTAAACCCTAAAGCTGCCATTGCACAGATGGAAGCAAAACTTTCACTGTTAGGTTTAGAGTTAGATCATAGTGCAGTTGAATTTGATGGTTTAAGTGAAGAAGGCAGTTTTGATATCCCTATGAAAAGATATGGGGACATCATGGGCAAATCAGTCGATACACCTATAGATGAAATTGAACATGAAGAAAGAGCATATAACCTTTCTATTCGTTTCGAAAAACTAGATACTGGAACTTACAAAGTTTACGGTTCACTTGATTAATATACAATAGACATCCTTTGGGTGTCTTTTTGTATACCTACATACTATTACATTATGGGTCTATTTGACAAAATAACATCTAAAAACTTTCAGGCTTATGCCCTTCAAAACTATGACGACCCTCAATGCACAGACATTGAGGATTTTCAAGAGGACTTGAAGAGGTTTCGATACCTGAAACGTCTACTACACAGATACCACGAAAACGGAGAGATGAGAGAAAGACTCATGTTGAATCATGTCATCTGTCTTTTCAATGTCTTTGGATATGACGCATGTATGAGAATGTTGGATTTCAAAATTAAAGAAAAAACCTATTGGAGTTCAATCAAAACTATGTTATTATATCTAGGTTATGTTGAAGAAAATTGGAAAGTTGATATCTCTATAGATGAAAAACTTGCACAAAGATTAAGAGAACTATAACGCTGGATTAGCTCAGTTGGTAGAGCAACTCACTTGTAATGAGAAGGTCGCGAGTTCGACTCTTGCATCCAGCACCACTTTCATGGGGCATTAGCTCAGTTGGGAGAGCGCCTGCTTTGCAAGCAGGAGGCCGTGGGTTCGATTCCCTCATGCTCCACCAGTCTTAAGACATAAATAGTAATATGAAAATAGTCGACACCCTTATAGTCTTCCGTATCCTCAAGTTGTTAACTACACCTTGGGAAAAACAAGCTGCATATAAGTTTGGATTTATCGATAAAGAAGGTAAGAGAATCAAAACAAAACCAAGAGAGGACAATCCTAATCTATTTGTTCCTAATGACCCTTCTACATCTGAAGAAAAGTCATCTATGACACTACTCCATAGATTGGTATTCAATCTCAAGAGACTCATCAATAAAGTTCCTTTCGGTAAGACTGCATTTGCATCATACGCTGTTGCACTTGCACTTCTTAAGGAAGAAGCAAAGATAGATGCAAATCAGATGGAAGAACTTTGTGAAAAGTTCTATCGTCATTTAAAAGACAATGAATTAATGAAACCTGAACATATCACTGAAGTGGTGGAAATGTCTAAACTCTCTATTGGAGAAAAATACAGACTTAGACGTTCAGTAGAACAGGGGGATGTATACTTCCAAGCAAAGAGTTCATTAGAGGTGGTTGCAGAACATAGTAAAATTTTCGGTGTTCCACTCTATGTTGGTTTCATCGATGACAAAAGAATATTGGTAACTTCAGATGATGTTTATTGAAGCAATACAAAATATCAATGCACTAGTTTTTGATAAAAATCCACCTAAGAAGTTTGAAAAAGATGAAGCAGACCGTTTGTTTGATGATGGTTGGATGCAGATGGATGTCCCACCACCACCTAAAAATGATTCTCGTCAGACACTAAACGAACTAGAAGAAATGAAAAACAGACGAGAAATGTTGTCTGATTTTGATAAGAAAGTGTATATCAACACAGATGAAGATACTAGTTACTACATCAAAGAATACTTAGAAGAACAAGATTTAGACTATAGTGAGGACGAAATAGAAGACCTCAGAAAAAGTGTAAGACATATTGGTAGGTATTACAAAAACAAATTTAACAGACCTAGACCTTTTCAACTTGCAAAGGAATTAGGAATCAATCTAAAGGATGAGAAATTTGAAACAGTAGACTCTCCGTCTTATCCTTCAAATCATGCACTACAAGCTAGAACAGTTGCAAACTTTTATGGAGAGAAATATCCTGAACATAAGAAATACCTTCTTAGAGCTGCAGATATGAGTGCAGAAGGTAGAATTAATGCAGGAGTCCATTTTCCCTCAGATAAGATATCTGCATATATGATTGCAGATACCGTAATGGAGTTTTTGAAGGATGATGTAAATGAGGATGCACCAGTGAATGCAACAGGAGCTGCAGTTTCTACTAATGTTCCTATTGTGAAGAGAAAGAAAATGCACACACCTAATCTTGTGTTTGGAATGCTTTCTCGTAAAAAATAAATTATGAATACATTTTTGAGTTACCTTGCATTATTTACTTCCCTTGCTGTTGCAGGAATAGCTGCATACTTTTCAGTCATTGGACTTGCAACGATATTTGCAGGTGCATGGTTGGGAGTTGTTATCATGGCAGGAACACTTGAATTCGGTAAACTGGTTACTGCTGTTCTCTTACACTTAAGATGGAAGGACTTAAACTACCTCAAATACTACCTAGTCACATCAGTAGGTGTATTGATGTTAATTACATCATTAGGTATTTTCGGGTATCTATCCAAGGCAAACATAGAGACTACACTTGTAGGTGACGGTAATAATTTAGAGTTATCTATTATTGATACTCGTCTTACTGCACAACAAAACAATTTAGATAGATTGAATGCACGATTAGAAGGATTAGACTTGGTGGTAGAGACAGGTAGACCACAAGACAGAAATTATATCAATAGACAACAAAGAGAAGAACGTTCTGATATAAATAATGAGATAGATACAATCGTTGCAGAGATAGTTCGTCTAAATGAAGATAAACTACCTATACAACGAAAACAACTAGAACAAGAGTCAGAAATAGGCCCTATTAAATATGTTGCAGAGGTTATCTATGGTCAGGATAATGCAAAGGACTACTTAGATAATGCAACACGTTGGGTCATATTTGCATTGATATTTGTGTTTGACCCACTTGCAGTTCTCTTATTGATAAGTGCAACAGGTCTAATTGCAAACCCTAGACCTAGAGAACCAAAACCTGCAACTGTTGAGAACAGATATGTTATCCAAGTTCCAAAAGATAGGGTTGCAGATTTCAGAAAAAATAAATAAGTATATACTTTTTTAGGAGAATAATATGCCAGATTTAGTAGACCTTTCAGCAATGAGTGATGCAGACAGACTTGCATGGATGAAAGCAGACGGACAACCAGTCAAACCTGAAGGTTATGATGACTTGGCCGAAGACCATCCAGGCAAAGTGTCCTACGACACTTCAAAAGCACAATGGGATATTGATGTAGCTATATGGGAAACTGCCGTTGCAGACGGTGGACACCCTGCACCATCAGAATAATAGGAGAAAAAAATGTCAGATTTACCTGATTTAAATGCAATGTCTAAAGTTGAAAAACTTGCATTCTACAAGTCCAATGAACCTCAAAAACCTGAGAATTTTGATTCAATATCAGAAGAACATCAGCAAGAATTTGAAGCATCACATGCACATTGGGTAGAAAAGTGCGAGTCTCTAGAGACAATCATTAAAGAAAACGACCTTTCTTAAAAATCCACTAGTATTTCCTATCTAATCATAGTATAATGAATACATGCTATGGTTAGAACGGAAATATTTGTCTATGGTCGTTTCTTCATTGGATATGGCCAAGTGGAAAAACGACAATACCCTGAATCACAGGTGTAATTATTGTGGAGATTCGTCTAAGAATCAACATAAAGCACGAGGGTATCACTTTCTTGTTGAACAATCATTTGTATACAAGTGTCACAACTGTGGTAAGTCAACATCAAGTGTAAACTTTTTAAAAGACCATTTTCCTTCTATACATAAAGACTATCTGAAAGAGTGGTTAACTGAAACTGGACGTAAACCTAAAAATCAAAGAATGCCTTCTTCTAATGCATTCAAGTTTACTCCAAAAACTGAAAAACTAAATATGTCTGTAGAAAATCTTAAAGCTATTTGTCACAGTGCATGGGACAAAATAGTAAGTAGAGAATACCTACAAAACAGACATATACCCGATGATATCATAAAAACATTATGGTATATTGACAATGCACAAACTCTATCGTTTCTACACAAGAAATATAAAGAAAGAGTTTTAGGTAATGACCCTAGAGTAATAATACCCTTTTTTGATGAAAAGGGGGAATTGATTGGTATTTCAGGACGTGCAATAAACGATTCACCATTGAGATATCTAACCATGAGATTCCTAGATGATGTTCCACTCATCTATAACATAAAAAATGTGGACACATCAAAAACTATCTATGTAACAGAGGGGCCAATAGATAGTTTATTCCTACCAAACAGTATTGCAGTGGGTGGTAGTGATTTCAAAAAGATTGATAATAAACTACAAGATAAAGCAACACTCATTTATGACAACGAACCACGAAACAGAGAAATCCTAAAGAAACTTGAAGAAGTGATTGAGTTAGGATGGACTGTTTGTGTGTGGAATGATGCAAAGGTGAATGGTTTAAAAGATATAAATGATATGATTAATTCAGGAATTAGTCCTGAAGAGATAGTTGATATAATTGATAGAAATAGTTTTAGTGGTCTCTCTGCAAAATTAAAACTAATGGAGTATAAAAGAACATGAGTAGTTTAGACATGAAGGTTATTAAATCTGATGGAACTAGGGTTGATATTGAATTAGATAAAATTCACAAAATGGTTATGAAAGCTTGTAGAGAACTTGCAGGTGTTTCTGAGTCACTAGTAGAAATGAATAGTGGTTTACAGTTTTATGATGGTATCACCACACAAGAAATTCAAAAGATTTTAATCAAGTCTGCAAGTGACCTAATTACACTAGAACACCCCAATTATCAATTTGTTGCATCAAGACTATTGTTGTTTGCAATTCAGAAACAAGTATTTAATACCAAATGGAAAGACTCACAGATTTATCCACCATTATTTGAAATCATTGAACGCAATATTGAATACGGAGTGTATGATAAAGACATTCTAAATTCATATACAAAAGAAGAGATTGAGTCTATCGATAGTTTTATTAAACATGGTAGAGACTATGATTTCACTTATGCAGGACTACAACAAATTGTAGACAAATACTTAGTGCAAGATAGGTCGAGTGGAGTCTTATATGAAACTCCACAGTTCATGTATATGTTAATTGCAATGACTTTATTTAAAAACTATACTAATGACAGACTAGGATACGTAAAAAGATATTATGATGCAATCTCTCAATTTAAAATTAACATCCCAACTCCAATCATGGCAGGAGTTAGAACACCACTTAGACAATTTGCATCGTGTGTCCTTGTCGATTCAGACGACACTCTCGATAGTATCTTCTCAAGTGACACAGCTATCGGAAAGTATGTTGCACAAAGAGCAGGTATTGGTATTAATGCAGGGAGAATTAGAGGACTTGGTTCGAGAATTAGAGGGGGTGAAGTTCAACATACAGGAGTTATACCGTTTCTCAAAAAATTTGAATCAACAGTTAGATGTTGCACTCAAAACGGTGTAAGAGGGGGAAGTGCAACAGTTCACTTTCCAATATGGCACCAAGAGATTCAAGACATCATTGTTCTCAAAAATAACAAAGGGACTGAAGACAATCGTGTCAGAAAACTAGACTACAGTATTCAGTTATCAGAATTGTTCTACAAGAGATTTCTTGCAAACCAAGAGATATCATTGTTCTCACCACATAATGTTCCTGGCTTGTATGAAGCATTTGGAACACCTGAGTTTGATGAACTCTATGAGAAGTATGAAAGAGCAACATCAATTCCTAAGATTAAAGTGAGTGCAAGGGAATTGATTACAGATTTATTAAAAGAAAGAGCCGAGACTGGCAGAATCTATATTATGAATATAGACCACTGCAACTCACATAGTAGTTTCAAAGACAAAGTGAACATGAGTAATCTTTGTCAAGAGATAACACTACCAACAGACCCAATTCAACACATTGATGGAGAGGGTGAAATTGCACTTTGTATTTTAAGTGCAATCAATGTAGGTATTGTGAAGAAGGAAGAAATGGAATCACTATGTGAACTTGCAGTTCGTGGACTAGAAGAACTGATAGACCATCAAGAGTATCCTGTTGTAGCTGCAGAACAGTCTACAACTAAGAGAAGGTCACTCGGTATTGGTTTTATTGGTCTTGCACATTTTCTTGCAAAGAATAAAGTTAAATATGGTGATAAAGAATCACTTCAACTGGTGCATGAACTTACAGAGTCATTTCAGTATCATCTATTGAAAGCATCTGTTGAAATTGCAAAAGAGAAAGGTGCATGTTTAGGTTTTGGTCAAACAAAATATGCAGACGGTATCCTACCTATCGATACATACAAGAAAGAGGTAGATGAGTTGGTTGCACCTAAGTATAAATTAAATTGGGAAAAACTTCGTGCAGAGATTTTAACACACGGATTAAGACACTCTACACTTACTGCACAGATGCCTTCTGAGAGTTCCTCAGTGGTCTCTAATGCAACGAATGGTATCGAACCACCTAGAGACTATCTAAGTGTTAAGAAGAGTAAGAAAGGAACACTGAAACAAGTGGTTCCACAATATCAACATTTAAAAAATAACTATACCTTATTGTGGGATATGCCCTCTAATGAAGGATATATAAATATTGTAGCAGTTATGCAGAAGTTCTTTGACCAAGCAATCAGTGGAAACTGGTCATATAATCCTGAGAACTATGAAAACGGAGAGGTTCCTGTATCAGTCATGGCAAAAGATTTACTCAACACATACAAATATGGTTGGAAGACATCTTATTATCAGAACACAATGGATGGTAAGAAAGAAGATGTTGTTGAAGACTTACCAAGTGCAGTAGACGATGCAGCTAATGTGATGTCAAATTATGGAGACGAAGATGAGTGTGAAGCTTGCGCAATATAACCATAGAGTAGCCATTGATGTAAATGGTGAAGAATATTCAGGTTATCTTAATGAGACTACTCGTAAGTTTTATGAAAACAGATTTGTTGTAATTCGTAACATTATTCCTAAAGACCTTTTACAGTTTGTAAACGATACTTGGAAAGTAATAGAACAACATCCTGCATCAAATGAATTCTATTTTGGTGACCCTGAGGAAGAGACAACTTTCGATACACCTGATGCACAAAAGTTTTCTTCACATGGTGCATATTGTTTTCCACCTGCTGTTGCACTACACCATTTTTTGATGAAAGAGTTAAAAAACCATCTTAGCATTGCTCTAAAGGAAACATATTCATACACTAGAAAGTATAAAAGAAATGCAGTCTTAAATGCACACTACGATAGACCATCATGTGAGATTAGTGTTACCACAGTTATGGATTATAAAACTGATGACAACACACCATGGACTATTTGGGTGCAAAATGATATTAACTACTTGGGTGAAGACCAATCATGGGCAAAATCAATTTCACAAGACGAACCTGTTAGAAGAAGAAAAAATGCAATTCCAATTAGATTAGAGCCAGGAGATATCTTAGTGTATCAAGGGCCAAATGTTGTTCATTGGAGAGACACCTTAGTTGGTGATTATAGTAAACATATTTTTCTACACTTCTATAATGAACACTCTAGACTAAAAGGATGGCCAGAGTGTAGTATAAATGTTCAAGTGGATGGATTCCCTAATAATGACTATGGTGACCAATATGCAACCGTATTAGACTATGATGGTAGACAAAATAGATATACAACATACGATGAAGATATAGATAACACTGAAAAGAAACTAAAATTTAGACACTTTATGCAAAGATGGGACGAGATTTGTGGTAAATCTCAAAGTGGTGATGAAGAAGCAAAAAACTTTTTACAAAAAACATGTAACTACTACGACAATATAGAATTTAAAGATAAGAAGAGAAAGAATGACAGTATTCAACAAGAAAAAGATTGATTTTACCAAACAGAAGATATTCTTTGGTGAAGAATTAAACACACAAAGATTCGATGAGTTTAAATACCCTATCTTTGATAAACTTACACAAACACAATTAGGTTTCTTTTGGAGACCTGAAGAGGTGTCCCTACAAAAAGATAGGTCAGATTACCAACAACTAAACGATGCACAGAAACATATCTTTACATCTAATTTAAGATATCAAACACTTTTAGACTCAGTTCAGGGAAGAGCACCATCCATAGCATTCCTTCCATTCGTATCTTTACCTGAACTTGAGTCTTGTATTATCACATGGGACTTCATGGAGACTATTCACAGTCGTTCCTATACACATATCATTAAGAATGTGTATGCAAATCCTAGTGATATATTTGATACTATACTAGATGAACCTGCAATTATTAAACGTGCAGAAATGGTAACAGAAAAGTATGATAATTTCATTGATATAGGTAGACGTAAACTATCGGGTCTAAAGGTAGAGGACTATGACTTATATAAAGCTTTATACCTTGCACTTATCTCAGTCAATATCTTAGAAGGTCTTCGATTCTTTGTATCCTTTGCATGTTCATTTGGATTCGGAGAACTTAAACTTATGGAAGGAAGTGCAAAGATTATATCTCTTATTGCAAGAGACGAATCACAACACCTTGCAGTGTCACAACACATTCTCAAGTGTTACAAAAACCATGAGAATGATAAGTTGATGAACAAAGTAATGAAAGACTGTGAAAAAGAAGTATACGAAATGTATGAAGATGCAGTGAATCAAGAAAAGGAATGGGCAGAGTTTCTATTTCAAAAAGGTTCAATGATTGGATTGAGTATTCCTCTTTTGGGTAATTATATAGAATATATTGCAAATAAGAGATTGAAAGCTATTGGGTTAAATCCAATCTTTGATATCTCTTCAACCAATAATCCTTTACCATGGACACAACACTGGTTCAACAGTAGAGGACTACAGAATGCACCACAAGAGACTGAGATTGAATCTTATGTGATTGGTGGTATTAAACAAGATGTCAATGACGACACATTTGCAGACTTTAAATTATAAAAACAATATATAACTTATTGAATATGGAGACATTATGATTAAGATTTATGGAAAACCTGATTGTCCTTACTGTGACAGAGCAAAGTCTTTCCTAGAAGCTCGTGGTATTGATTATCAATACCTATTGATTGGAACTGATGTAGAAATGGGTGAGTTTAGAGAAGAATTCCCAGCTGCAAGAAGTGTCCCCCAAATCATCGTGGACGATGTCAAAATCGGTGGATACACTGATTTGGTAGAGTTCTTTAAAAAAACACCTTAAATTTCAATAACATATAAAACCACTGTAAAATCAATGACTTATCAGGGGGTTGACAGTGACCCCACTTTTTTGAGATAATATAGTAAATGAGGGAATACAAACTATATCTACCACATCCAAGTGAACAGACCGTCCAGTGTGAACGGTGGATACACTTGTTCAAACAGATAGATAGAGAATATCAAGATGTTAGAGTCTATGTAGCTGGGTTAGATTTTAGTGAGAAGGATGCAAAACATCCTTTACCTTATGCAGTCCTAGATGGGAAAAAGAAGTCCTTTGAAAGTCTTTGGAAAAAGATACTGATTAACAGTGGTAAGACCACAGAGGAGTATATTCCCAAAAATGAATAAAGTAAAGATTTGTTGTGACCAATGCAAAAGTGAATCAATTATTGAACATGAAATGGATGAGTTCCACTATGTTATCAATCATTGTCCCTTTTGTGGTTCAGACAATATAGACATTGATGATGATTGTGGAGAGTTATATGATGAGTTTTCTACCTAACATACACGTTAGTTTTAAAGGTCGTATTGCAGAAAAGAAACGTATTGAAAAATATGTAAAATCCGTTCTACACTACCTATACCCACGAATGAAACGTAATGTTATTATTGATTTACATTTTGCAAATTTCTTAGAGGATTCTTGTTATGGGTTATGTGTAGGTGATAAGTCAGGAGCAGAGATTGAAATCAGTCGAAATGACCCACTAACGGGTAAACCACTTACCAAGTCTAAAATGATGTTGACCCTTGCACATGAATTGGTTCATGCAAAACAGTTTTTAAAGGGTGAATTATCCCCACAAATGAGGAATTGGAAGACAGTTCCCACCAGTTTACCCTATTCTCGTCAACCTTGGGAACGAGAAGCTTACAAAAAAGAGGACTTTCTTCACCATATGTTTTGGGGTGAATAATATCCAAAAAACCCTTGACAATGGGTCTCATTTTTTAGTATACTAATATAGTAATGAGAATATTTAAGAGAAAAGAAGTGAAAAGAATTTTTGTAGATATGGATGGAGTCGTAGCAGACTTCTTGGGTGGAGTTAGTGAACTGATTGGTTATCAATTGACTCCTGACGATAAAGGTCATGTAGAATATGACGAGAGAAAAGAAGAGTTAACTAACAAAAGACTATTCAGAAACTTGAAACCACTACCTGATATGTATGACTTGATTGCATACATCAGACACACTGGACTTCCTTGGGAAATCCTAACTGCTGCTGGTAAGGTAAACAGAGAATTAGTAGTCTTTGACAAGAATGCATGGGTTAGAAGATATATTGACCCTAGTGTGGTTGTGACTTGCACTATGAAAGGAAGTCAAAAGGCTGCATTTGCAGAGCCTGGAAGTGTCCTCATCGATGACAGAAAGAGAAACATCGAGTGTTGGGAAAAAGCAGGTGGTATCGGAATACTACATACTAGTGCAAAAGATACAATTAACAAATTAAAAGCTTTAAGAGCAATTAAATAAGTTTAAGACTGTGGAATATCGGGGACTAGTCATCCCTTCCACTAGAGTGGACTGAAGAACAAATGACGATTGTGACGAGTAAGATTCCAGTCTAGAACTCACCGAAACACTACTGAAGAGTATTGTATGAAGTAGGTGAGTTCGTTTTTTATAGGTAATAAATATGTGGAAATGGTTGGAGAAGATGATTTCTCCTAAAAAGTTAATCCGTGTCTCATTTAATAGTGAATGGGGTGACGGTGATGATAAAGTCTATCGAATTAAAAAAATATTAATTCAAAAAGAGAATCATCTGAAATTCAAAGACGAGAACGATAAAGTCATTGAATACAGAAGTGCAGCTGGATTAAACTACATAGTAGAGGACGAATAATGAATCAGTTTTTTATCGCAATAATTTTAGTATTGGGGGGTGGGTGTTATTTCCTATGGAATGAAAACCAAACTCTAATTCAAAACAACGTGTTGTTGGAAGGTGCAGTAGAACAACAACAACAAGCAATGGATGCACTTCAGAGTGCATTTCAACGACAGACCTCTGCACTAAATAATATGACTGCAAAGAACGCAGAAATTGAAGCAGATATGGATAGATATCTTGATATCTTTCGTAGACATAATCTAAATCGACTTGCAGAGGCAAGACCTGGCTTAGTCGAAACAAGAGTAAATAACGGAACTAAAGAAGTATTCGATAGTATAGAAAATGATAGCAAAGAACTTAGCAACCTTAACAATCCTAGTAACAATCCTTAGTGGTTGTTCTCTATTGGGGACTAGACCTATTGAGGTCAGAACGGTTCCTGTAAAAATAGATATAGCACAACCTACACTTCCTAGAGAGATTAGTTTAACAGAACCACAATGGTATGTGGTATCTGAAGCACGTATTGTCAATAGATGTATTGAAAGACTACAAGACGATGGGTCAATGAAGAGACCTGATACTTGTCTACAAGAGGATAGAGAACATCCTGATTGGCCAGAAGGTTATACATATCTAGATAAATTTCTAGATGAAATGAGAAAACAGAACGGTGGAAGTGTTGTCTTTGTTGCAACATCAATCGGTGACTATGAAGTCATGTCTACAAATATGCAAGAACTCAGAAGGTATATCCGAGAACTTGGAGAAGTCATTATATATTATCGTAATGTAACACTACCCGATGGAGAAGAAGGTGTAGGTGTAGGTGTGAGATTGAATGGACAATCAGAATAACTTTAGACCAGCAGAAGCAGAAGAACTTGCACTATTCAGTGTTCCTTTTCTAAGAGGTAGTCTACCACTCGACCATGACATTGTTGCAGCTGAATGTAGACAGTTAGTCTCTCAGTGTGCAGAAAGAAATCCTGACGATGACCTAAAAAACTACACTACGTATTTTGAAGAAGATATCAGATTGCAGATGCACAATCAAAGGTGGTTTAAAGACTTTTCTGATATCATCAAAGATACCTACATCAAATTCATTTATGGTTCTTTTGGTAAGGATGTAACACACTTAAAACGGTCAGACATACACTTGTTTGCATGGATAAGTATCTACAATAAACCACATCAACACGAGACACACAACCATGTTAATTCACTCATCAGTGGAACATACTATGTAAAAAGACCTGACGATGGTCAACCAATCAAATTCCAAAATCCAAATCTTCTTGCAAACTTTGGTCATCAAATATATGATAAACCACAAGAAGGAGAAGACCCCACTATGCTTCCAATGGGTTCACCATCTAGTCATGGTGAGGTAATGTTCTATCCAAGAACGGGAGAATTCCTTTTGTGGCCTTCATATATAATGCATAGTGTTCCAAATTGGTCAAACAAGGTTAACGACAACTATGAAAGGATTGCAATATCCTTTAATTTAAAACACAGAGAAGAAATTGATAACAATGACACTGGAACAGAGTTGTCCTATGATTTCATGAGGTAGAGTATGGAAAAGTATTTTGATTTAGATGAACTCTTTGTTCATTCCCCTAGACTAGAACCACAATATGATGGGTTTGTAATGACCATAGACAACTTCTATGAGAATGCAGAAGATATCTACACTTGGTTGAAGGAACAGAGATATCCATATTGGAAGTATAATGCAGAAAGAGAAAGTCGTAATGGTAAGGACTATAGAGACTGTAGACTCATTCATAAGATAGGACACCCCACACGAAAATACATTGGTAGAATGGAACAGATTCTAAACATGTGTAGAGAACACTGGTGGAAAGGTGCTTATTCATACGACCAAGTGTATGAGTTTAATTGTTTTCAAGCTTTTCCAAATCTTTCTCAGGAACTACAACACTACCCTCATGTAGACAGTTCACTGTTTACACCTGACCACCAATCTACTCTGAACATGATTATATACTTGGATAAAGAAGAGAGTGGTGGAACAGCAGTCTATGAAGGTGACTGGATATCTAACGATGAACAAATCAATCTATTGTATCCAGTGGAAGATAGGTTTACACTTCATAGTGTAGTAGAACATAAATTCAATCGTTGTGTTATATTTCCTGGCAATAGACTTCATGGTGCATATATCGGTGACTACACTAAATACACTGGTGATAATTGGAGATACACACAAGTTAATTTCCTACACCCAAACTTTTAAGGAACTATGAAAAATTTATTTATATTTGATGAAGTAATCCCCATGGATGATTGTGAACTAATAATCAAAAGGTTTGAAAGAGCACCTGAGACAGAGGTGGAAATAACACAAGACGGTGAAAACGGTCAATACGGAGAAGTTGCAGTTGCAAAGAATCCTGATGAAAATAATCGAGTAAAGTATATTGACCAATATGGAAGAACACTGTATAATTTCTCTTATGAAGATAATCCTGATTTCAAATATATTATAAACAAGGTTGTAGACCATCTACCAAAAGGCCCTGACTTTTATAAAGTCAACTTTGCACAAATCATTCATTATCCTACGGGAACCTTTATGCCTATACACCAAGATAAGGCAGATGATGACGATAGTGCAACTGCAATCGTCATGTTAAATGATGGGTTTGAAGGTGGGAGACTATGGGTAGATGGACATACCATATATTCGGGGACAGGAACCGTTGTAGGATTCAATGGGTCACAAGACCGTTTTCATTATGTAGAACCAATTTTTGCAGGTGACCGTTATGTCCTTGCAATATGGTTCGGGCCTGAACCTTTCGATAACATCGAAGAAGAGGACGGGTTAGAAGAATTTACAGAACACATGGATGAAACTGTAGAGGTAGAACAGGAAGAAAAACCAAAGGCATCTAAAAAATTTGAAGCATTCATTACCAAGTAATGGAACATGCTTATAAATGTGCAGTGTGTGGAGTATTATTTCCAGTAGAAAAACTGGTATATCATACTGACCCAAATAAAAAACCGTTATACCTCTTTTGTGGAGTTGAGTGTAGTTTTAAACATCATCAGGAGAAAATAGATGCCAATAAAATTAAGCAAGAGTCAAGTATTAGTCAATAGAGATACAAAGAAAAAGTCTATCTCACATGATTATGTCAAAACCAAATCAAAAGAAGAGTTGATTGAGTTATACAATAAGTCAGGTCAACTACCAAAACGTAAACAAAAAATTAAAAATGAACTAGTGAGAAGAGGTGGGGTAGAATTTGTATGTCCAACTGCGAACGTAGAAGGAAGCATCTAAGAAATAATTATCTACAATTTACTAAAGGGAAGATTGGCAGAGTGGTTGAATGCACTTG